AAGTTATTACGACTTCTTTGACACCATCAACTTTTAAAAAGTCATTGATTTCACTTAGTGTTATATCTGTACCAATCTTTTTTAGTGCAGCTATTCCGTCAGTTAAACTTTTCATAGCATTACTATATACAGTTGCAGTTTCTTGGTTTGGTAATATCTTCAGCTGAGCAACTACATCAAAAGGTACTTCAGTTGCAGTTGTTATTTGTGGGTTATCACTAAGAGGTCTTACAATCTCTTTATTTAACATTTCTTCTATTCTAGTTTGCATTAGATCATCAGCTGTTGCACTATAATAAAAAACATTCACCACACCAGCACCACCATTTAGTACTGCTACATCTTCAATTCTTTCATCAGCATTAAAAGTAAATGATTTATAAGTTTCTTCACTACCAGCTGTACTTTTATCAGCCATACTTAAAAGTATTCTAGCTCTAAACTCTTCATCACTTTCTACATCTGAACCATTTAGAAATACATCTAGTGCTTTTGCTTCAACCACAAAAGGTAAAGATGTAGTAATGATTTCAGTTTTTATATCACTTGTTTGTATTTCAAGCTGTAATTCAACTGTACCAGTAGCTTTATCTTCACCAGCTGCTATAGTTACACTATTTAAAAGCTTTCCTTGATACTCGCTATTTTCATCTGTTAAGATTAGGTTAGCTGGTATCACTACATCTTGTGCCAAAACTTCACTAAGTGCAAATTCATATTTAGCATAAGGTTTAGAACCATCAAGCCTTTCAACATCATAAAAAACTGCATAATTATCTAAATCATTTTTAGTTGATGTAGATAAAAAAAAGGCAGTAGCTAAGTTGTTAAATTCAGATCTTAGATGAAGTTCCCTATATGCAAATGCTTCTAGTATCATCTTAAATTCATCACTTTCTAGTGGTATCCAATCAGGTACTAATGTTTTAAAATTATCTATGTTTTGATTTAAAATCGCTTCATAGTCTAAAACTTGCATTACATCAGGTTTTGGTAAATTGCTTATATTAATCATTTTCAACCTCTATTACTTCACCATTTGCTAAAGTGATACTAAGTATCACCACACCACTTACTGGTTTCACTTTACACTCAACACTTTCAACTTTTACCCTTGGTTCAAATTTACTTATAGCTTCATAAGTGTATTTAGCAGCTAATAGTTTATATTCATCATTAAATGCTCTATCTCTTAGCTTATAAAGTTCACTACCAAATTCAGGTCTTTTTACTCTACGCACTAATGGAGTTTTCAAAATCCTATTTATGCTGTTTGTTATACTTACTTTATACATCTATGCTACCTTGGTAATGATGTTGCACCATCAGTATCACTATGTTGGTGATTTGTTAAGTCACCTTTGCTATCAGTTATTGAACCAGTTGTACTAATATCACCATCAACTGCTGCACCACTTCCACCACTAATACTAAGACCACCGTTACCAGTTATCAAATTAGATACTGTTAATGAACCGTTTATTGTTACATCACCAGTATTTGATGTAGTTGCAGTTATATCAACTGTATCAGCTGTAATAGTTGCAGCTTTACAAATAATAGTGATTTTGTCACTAGCATTTATCTTTAACTCTTTGGCTTGTGTATCATAAGTGATTACAGTTCCATCTTCATATTCAAGCACTTCAGTATGTTCATTAGCAGCTGCTGGTTCTTTTGCACTTTTATTAAAAATGCTTCTAATAACAAACCCACCACTAGCTTCACCAAAAGGGCTAAACATTACAACTTGTTCACCTACTCTAACTGGGATAAAATGCTTTTTAAAACTATTTGAAAAAGATACTACTGGTAAAAAATCAGTTTCTCTATCCATCACTTTAACCCTAGCTAATGCTTTACCATCAGTACTTTTAGTTTGTGATATAGTTCCAAAACAAACAATATTATTAATTAGTCTTTTAAGTTCAGCTAACATTTTCTACTGTTCCCATCTACTTGTTTGATAAGCTACTGAAAAAGTAAGTCTAACCCCACCATAAACAGTATCTTTTTGTTCAAGTAAAAATTCACTACCTAAATAAGCACATTGATAATTGATAGTATCTTCAATCACACCAAAAGTTTTTAAAACATCACTAGAAACTTCTCTCATATCCCAAACAGTTGTAGCTTTACTACTTACAGCAATATCTACTTCTATTTTCAAACTATGATTAAGTACTTGACCATCTTGTGTATCATCTGAAACATCCCTTATAATAATTGCTGGGTATTCATCTTTATCGAGTGGTTTTTCAAGCCATTCAAAAACATTTTTACCAGCATCACTATAAAAACTATTTTCATGCTGTATTTTTTTCATCTGATCAACTATAATATCTACAATCATTTGTCGTTTCATTATTGTCTATCCAAATACACTTTAGTAGTGCTATCATTTTGTTTATGTTTTTCAATCACACCAAAATTTTCTTCACCAATTACAAAAAGGGATTTATGACCAATATTTGAAGCTTTTGATGTAGATAATTGAAGTGATGGTACAGTAGTTTCTACACCAGCATACTCACCTTTTTCAAGTACTACATCAGTTGTTTCATCAAAGATTACATCTAGTGTTTCATTTTCGCCGGCGAAATAATGCACAGCTTCAACACCAAATTCATCTTTATCAAAACAAGCTTCTAAATCTTTATCTATCATCCCTTGTAAGTTCATTGGTTACTCTTCACCCTCATCTTTATCAAGCTCATTAATAAGTTCAATGATTTCAGCTTTAGTTGCTGAGCTTGGTACATCAATACCTAATGATTCCGCATACTCAAATAAGTCAGGCTTCAACATATCTTCAATAGCTACAGTTGTATCTTCTTCAATTTCAACATCTTTTTCATCAGTTGCTACACCTCTTGTGATAAGCTCTTTTGCTTCTCTTTGATTTACTTCTACCTCTTCACCCTCTTTGTACATATCACCTCGTACAAAGATAGTGCTAAGAATAGTAATAGTTACTAAATCTTTTTTCATCATTTACACCTTATGCTGGAATATTTGTAGAAGCTGTAAATGCTTCAGGATATTTAACACCAATATCAACACTTTGGAATGCTCTAATAACAATCCCACCACTATCAGCTTTTTCGTAAGGGTCAATCATAATATCAAGCCCACCCCATAGACCAGTTATCATTTGGCTAAAGTCACCAAATAGTAAAGTACTTGCAGCTACTTGATTTGTTCTTGTATGCTTGTAACCGTTTATTTCACCTTTTTCAAGTAAGTGTTCGCTTCCATTAGTTGATTTTAAAGTAGTTTTTAATTTACCAGTAACACTAGCACCACTAATAAAGTTCATATTGTCAATATCAGCATTACTATTAGCAATTTGTGTATCAAAATCAACAACTTTAGCCCAAGTTAAACCAGCTGAACAGTCTACGCCATTGATACCAGTAGTATTTAAAACACCCAATGGCTGTCCAGCTGCACCAGTACCACTAATAGCAGCTTTATCAATAGCTAAAGCAATATTTGCAGCTAAATCATTCATAACTAAAGCTTCAATATCAGGGTTACCTTGAAGTAACATTTGTCTAGTGTATGCAGTTTTAGCACTTACTGTTTTTGGTTTTAACTCAATTAGACCAAGACCTAATTCACTTGCAGTTGTATCACCACCTTCAGCTATCCAGTATGCAGTAGCAGTACCAGTTTGTTTTGGAATAGCTACATTACCTTGAAGCCCACTAAGAACTTGACCACCAAGCTTAGCTATTACAAGTTTATTTCTTAACATCTCAATGAAGTTAGCACCACCGGCTGTAGTATCAACAATAGCAGCACCAGTTGTAGTTGTTAATTCTCTTTGAAGTACTTGATGTGGAACAAAAAAACCTCTTGAATCTTTACCTAACATTTTTGCAACTTTATCACTTGCTGCTTTTTCATTTTGTGCTTTTGTCCAGTCACCACTTACAGCAGCTGCTAAAGCTTTTGAAAAAGAGTAACTTTTAACTTCATTTTTATTCATATCGATTTGTGCTTGTTTACTATCAACTGGTTTTGCTGATCCCATTTTTTCAAGAACCATTGTTCTAAAATTATCTGTACTCATACCATCTTCAATCGCTTTAGTAGCAATCTCAGTCATTGAGTGTTTTGTACCAATTGCACCAATTTCTCTTACTCTATTTCTTTCTGTTGTTTGTGCTTTTAATTCTAAAGCTTTTCTTTCTTCTTCTGTCATTTTTGGTATTTCCTTTTTTTGATTTAAAATTTTAACTTCAGATTCTTTCAAATCATCAGCACTACGACCAACACCTACTGTATTATCAGCTGGTATTGAAACTATTGATATTTCAAACGGTTGCCATCCAGTTACTCGGTAAGTTTCCACACCATCCTTTTCGCTTTCAAGTTTCATTTCATCTATCTGGTATCCCACAGATACATTTTTCATAATCCCATCAACCACATCACTAAATACTTCTTTGGCTTTTTTACTATTACCAAATCTAACAACTGCAATACCTCGTTTATCTTCAACCTTTGCAAATTCAACAACACCTATTACTTCATCACGATTATGATTAAATAATAGTGGTGCTGAGTTATTAATTCGCTCCATATTTACTGATGTAGTTGAATGGTCTAAAATCTCAACACCCCAATACCTTTCATAAGGGTCTTCACTACTAAAAGATAGTGATACTGTTCTTTTTTTTTCATCAAAGCTTTTAAGCTCTAAATCTCTAAATTGTGGTTTTAATTCCATAGTTTTTTTTGGCATTTTATTTATCCTCTTCTTTTTCTATTTGTGCAGTTTCTGCTAGTGACTGCATAAGCTCAGCTTCACTAATTGTTGTAATTCCATACTTAGCTCTAAGTTCTTTTTCTTTGGCTAATTGTTGGTATAACTCTTCTATATCTTGACCCATTTCACTAGCTATTTGTGTATGAGTTTTTAATCCCTCTTTTGATGCTAAAATATTTGATTGCATATCTTTGAGTGGATCAACCCACGCAAAACCACGAGGAAGCCAAGTGGGATTGTTAAATTTTTCATATTTAAAAAATGGCAATGATAAAGACTTTGTTAAAAGTGCCATATCTAACCAATCAGTAAAAATATCATCAAGTAAATGTTCTGCTAGCCACTTTTGAAGATCTTTCCAAACCTCTCTTTCTTCTAAAACTCCACTTCTTAAGCTGCTATAATTTACACCCTCTAAATCATTTGCTAAAGTGTTATAACTCACATCAAGACCACTTGAAATACCTCTCAAAACAACTTTCATAAAATCTTTAAATGCAGTTGATGGATGTTGTGGATCATAAGATTTAAAGTCCCAACCCTCAGGTAGTACTTCAAATTCACCTGGTGTTACTTCATTTACTGGTGTACCATGTTGAGAAGTATCACCGTTATATTCACCATCAGCTTTATCTCTTGTGTAAAAACCAGCTTTACTAGCTCCAAGTCTCGCCCCTACAAGTTCAGCTTCTTCATAGCCATTAACCATTTTCATTCTAGTCATAGCTGTATGCATCCAAGGTACACCTCTAGTAGCACTTATTCTTAATGGTAAAAACAGATGATTGATTTCATCAGCTGGTATTCTCTCTCTTGTAGTATCTCTTGTAGTTAGAGTTTGATTACCTGGATGAGTTTTATGAAGATGATATGCAATAGGTTTGCTCCATCTGTCGTATTCTATACCCATTAAAATATTTTTATTTAAATCATTGTATTGTTCATCTAAATGATCAGCTTCAAGTAATTGAAGTGCAAAACCAAACTCATTATCAAAGCCTTTTATCTTTCGAATAAGTACTTCGCCATCTTCAGCAAGTGTTCCCATAGCCATTTTTTTAATATCTATAAGCGAATATCTTCCAGTAACATCACAGTTACATTTTTTCGCCCATTTTTTCCATGCAGTCTCTATCTCTGTGTTTGCTTTTTTATCTAAATTGCCATTTAAGTCTTTTGCTTGATTTTGAAGTTTTATACCTTGACTACCAACCACATTTGACTTGATCATTCTTTTGAATTTTTTTGCATAGTCATCGTTTCGCATAAGTTCACGACTTCGATTACGAATAGATTTTAAATCTTTTTTGATATCTACATCAGCGGTGTTGTTTGATGGAATCCAAGAAGCATAGAGATTTCCAGTATTTGCAGCATTAAAAGATTTTTTTTGTGTTGGTGATACTGCTTTTTTTATTTCAAGTCCAAATAATTTCATCATTAAAACCTAGTGAGTACTTTTCTACTTGGGTTACCAAGTCCAGCAGCTAAATCAGCAGCTACTTGTTCAGATTTCACCTCACCTTTGTATTGTCTTCTCAATGTTTGAAGTTCACTAAAAGAATATTTTTCTAAAGACCTACCGGCTATTTCATACTTAGCTACATCATTATCAGCTTTACCAAGTAGCATGGCTTCTATTTTTGTAAGCATTTGTGCAGCAAATGTAGGTTCAGTCAAAATATAAATCCTTTTTTTATTATGAGAGTATTATCTCAAAAAACAGGACTCTTTTTAAAGATCCCCTTTAAATAAAATCTAAAACTTTTGACCATAGGTCATCAAAACCAAGCTATCAAGGGCTCTTTGAAAGAGTTCACTTCTTGAAACACCTTGTTCATCTGCGATCTTTTCGATCATTTTTAGGGTACCCTGTTTTACAACAACTCGTGGTACTTTTATTTTTTTATCTTTAACAAGCGGTCTACCTCTCTTGTCATCTTTCCAGTCTCCAGCGTGTAAATTATTTCCAGTCATTAACCCATCCTCTTTTTTTTGGTCTCATTGTTTTTTGTGTGGATACAGTTTCTTTTTCAATCGGTCTTATGTTTTCTTGAATTTTTTTATAATTTGGATTTAATATTGCAAGTGCTGCAAGATTATAAACAGTATAATCAAGTGCTTCATTTCGTGGTCTTGTAGGTTTCCAAACTCGAACAGGTCTACCTTTTTTGTAAGTTGTTACTAGTTTTTCACTTGTAAGCATTTTAAAATATTCTTCATCAAAGAATTTATTAAAGTGCATAAAACCCTCACCGAATTCTTCTAGTTGAAGCCTTGAAAAAATAAGCTCTTTTGCTGTATCTGTTCCAACTGTAAAAAGTTTTACTTTTAATTTGTTTGATGTAGTAGGTCTTGATATAATAGGTTTACCAGCTATACTTGAACCTTTTATTGCAAATACTCTTTTTATTTCTCTTTTTTTACAAAATTTATAAACTTCATCCGTGAAATGTCCACCACTATCAATACAAGTACAAAACACTCTAAGTTCTATGCCATCAATTCTTTTGTAAGTTGCATTTATAATATTGTCTAAATCATCCCATACTTGGCTCTGACTTGGTTTACCCTCGATTCTAAAAGGCATTACACCCCAGCTTTCATTTCCATCACCCCAAGCTTTCACCTCACCCTCTAATCTATCATCTTGTGTATCAACTCCACAAGTAAGTACTACAGCTTCTTTTGGTAAAACTGTATAATCTTCACGATTAGCCATAAGCTTATTATCTTCAATTTGTTCACCTTGGTCATCTTCCCAAGTTTCACCAAGTGAAGTATTTACAAAAGTTTTTAAAGTATGTTGTGACTTCTTAGCTTCAGTAAATGCTTTAGCCATATCTGATAGTTTAACCCAAGGGCTATAAATCTCATTTAACCAAAAACCAGCTACACCATTTGCTGGTGCTTCAGCTATCCACTCACCTTTACTTACAGCTCTCCATCTCGTGCTATCATCCCAACCGGTTCCACAATGTTCACAATGATATTTAGCAGTATCAGGTTTATTATCATCCCAAGAAACATTAGACCATTTTAAAACTTGTAGTGCTGAGCATTCAGGACACGGTATATTAAATTTTCTTTGGTCGCTATCTTCATAAGCTGCTTCAATTCTACTAACATCTTTTATTGTTGGTGTACTTGTAAGCATTCTTTTTTTATTCCAAAATGTGGTACTTCTTTTAAATGCTAAGTTTACTGGGTCACCCTCAGCACCAGCACTTGGTGGGTATCTATCTACTTCATCACACAAAACTACTCTTACTGGTCTTGAAGCAAGTGAAGCCGGACTATTTGCACCAGCCATAGTTATATGACCACCAGCAAAGCTTTTGTGCAAGATAGTATTTCCACTATCTTTAGCTTTACTATCTTTAATTTTATGAGTTAAAACTTTTGTATCTCTTGTCATTGGTGCTAATCTATCTTTTGAAAATGCTTGTGCCATATCTAAAGTTGGTTGTAGCAATAACATAGGGCTTGGGTCTTGGTCTACAAAGTAACCAATGATATTTAGTAGTGCTTCAGTTTTTCCAACTTGTGCCGAACTCATCCAAACAACAGTATCAATACTAGGGTCACTAAATGCGTCCATAATACCCCTTTGATATTCAGCTCTACTTGTTCGCCATTTTCCACTTTCAGCTGAAGCTTCACTTGATAATTGTCTATATTCATCACTCCATTGAGATACTGTAAGCTTTTTTGGTGGTTTCACAACTTTTACACATTGAGATATAATCATTCTACATCTTCTAAATTACTAAGGTCTTCTAATAGTTCATACATATAACTTTCAACTACAGCAGCCACTTCTCTTTTTTCAGTTAATCCAACCAAATCACTTGATATTTTTGTAGGTAAAGATAAAGCTCTATCTCTAAAAGCTTTTAAAATTCTTTGTATATCTTTAACAATTTGTTCTTTTGGTATTAAAAGCTTTTGACCTTCTAAAAACTTTTGTTCATTAATTTTACCAGTCCAAAAGTCTTTGATAACATTTACTTTTTGCGCAGAAGTTACAGCACTTTTTATCAGTCCTTCTAAATCTGTGAGATTATCTTGATTATATAATCCAGCATCTCTTATATCTTCACTTGTATTGTCTTCAATTTCATTAACTGGTTTTGAAATTATTCTTTTTTTCGCTGCTGCTTTTTTTGCTGGTGATATTTTAGAATTTCTGTTTGCTTCTCTTTGATTATCTCTTTTTGGATCTTTAACATCAAGATATGTTTTTAAAGCACAATCTCTTTTTAGTTTTTTACCATCAAGACAATTATCAAATAATCCCTTTTTTACAAGCTTTGAAATGTAAGCAGCACTCACACCATTTGCTCGTGCCAAATCTATCTTTGTTATGTAATTTACATCCATTTATTAACCTCCAAACTTAATAACACCTAAAACTTAACCAAGTTGAGAAGTGGTTACGAAAGTGCCACCAGCTACCATTGACAAATGCTTCGTTAAGTATTGAGCTATACTTAAAAAATTAACCAAGTTAATTTTGTCTGTATCTAGTACTTTTTCGCGATCGCTAGCACCCTTACTGGTAAACCTTGATATAGTACCTTTGACTTCCCCTAAAATAAGGGCTTTATAGCTATTTATATCAATAGCCACTACCCCATATATATATTCCCTATAGTTACATTTAATTAACCAATAACATAACCAGCTACAAACTCTGATGATAGAATACTTGACTATCGATATTGATATAAAAAGAAGTGTTGAAATTTCTACCCTATTTCTACCCATAAATAAAGCCACTTTTTTAGACCTTTCCTATGTAGAAATTAAAGTTATCTTGTAGCTTTTTACCGAACTCTTTTTGTGCCATATCATCAGCACTTTTTAGTATCTTTTTATTAAACATTTGGGGTATTGATACAGTTGATACAGCCTTAATCTTTTGGCTTCCTTTTTCTCTTTGAAGTACTGCTTTACCACTCTTAGACAAAAAGGCTCTTTTTAATACTTTTCTACCGTTATCTTTTCTAACTCTCACACTCACATTACCTCTTTTCTTTAATGCTTTTGCACCAAAGCGAATAGCATTAAGTGGGCTACTTCTTATCATCATTTGATATTGCATTTTAGAATAGCTAGACCTTTTAATATTCATAAACTGTTTAATATCTCTTGCTTTGATATTGTAAGTTTTTCGCACATCTTTGGTAGTTTGTGTTTTCATTTTTGCACCAATATCATTCACAGTTCTGTTTAATGCTTTTTGATATATCTTTGGGTTTAGAGTTGCTAAAACTTTATCAACTCCATTAAATTCAACTTGCATTATTTACTTTCCTTATATAGATTTTGTGCAAACTTTCTGCCACTATCAGGGCTTAGTTTTGCATACTTCAATGTTTGCTGAATATCTTTATGGTTCATCAGTTTTTGTATCTCTTGGATTGATACACCTTGCATTGCTAAATGACTGGCGAATGTATGTCTAAGTGTATGGATTACTACCCTGTTAGCTCTATCATCTTTGAGTAATCCACTATTAAACTGATTAAATATCTTTGTAAGTTCTAAATATATTCTTTGATATTTTGTAGCAGCTCCATCAGCTGAAACTACATAACCATTTACACCAAAACTTTCAATATTTTCAATAATCATTTTAAAAGTATCATCAGGAACATAACCGATGTAAGTATTATTTCTTTTAAAATCTTTTATTGTAATAGTTCTATTTTCAAGGTTTATATCTTTTTTTTGAATAGCTAAAATACTTCTAGCTCTTGCACCTGTTCCCAGGGCAATTCTTACAAAAAGATTTAATATTTTATTATCTATTACATCAATTTTTAATCTTAACACTTCACTATTACTAAGATATCGAAGCCTTGTATTGTTGATTTTAAAAAGTTTTATATTCTTAAATGGACTATAATTAATAATACCTTTTGCTATTCCAAATCCAACAATTCTCTTGATAAGTTTTACTATGATATTTATAGTGCTATTACTTTTATTTTCAGCTTTTTTAAGTGATTGAAGTTCATATATCAAACTATCATCTAGTTTTGCTATAACCACATCACCAAAGCTTGGCTGTATATGATTTTGATACATTTGCTGGTACTTCTTATTGCTTTTATTATGGGCTTCATTACTTACAAAATATGTTTCAGCCAATTTGTCGAAAGTTAAATGTTTAAAGCTTTTTTGACTTAGATCTATACCGTGTCTTTGTTCACTAAGTATTTGATTTCTAAGTTCTATACATTTCTTTTCAGTTATCCCCTCAGATTTTCTACCTACTTTTTTATATTGTGTTTTACCAGCTATTTTATAAACGATATAATAAGTAATATCACCTTTTACAAGGTGATTTAATTGTACTTTTGAACCATATCTTTTAGAGCTAATCATTTTATTTTTCTCTCTCTATAAAAATTACAACTCTTAATGTCTTCACACAAACTTGATGATTGTGGTTCATCTTCTTTACTATTTCTGCAAGTACAATACATCACCCCTAAGAAGTAATCACTCTCTCTACAAGTGCTACAATTAAAGTATTTTTCTGTTTGCTTTTTCTTAGCCACTAAGCAACCTCTCCAAAACTAAACAAATCAAAAGACTCTTTTATCTCTTCCCATTTTAAAACTTTAGAGTAATACAATTTAATAGTATTTTCTGTTACAGAAAATAATGCTCTATCAAAATCTTGAACAGTTTTATATGAAGTATGATTTTCCACAAAGTCTTTAATTTTTTTGTTATCTTTCAAATAATAATAAATCTCTTCTACATCACATTTCAAATACTCAACATATTTTTTATATTTTTCTAATGATACTTTTTTATTTTCATCAAAACCAAATACTCTCTCAAACTTAGATCTGTTAGTGTTTCTCATAGCTGAAAAGTAACTATTATTAAATCCCTCTTCTATTGATAGTTGTCTAAGATTTATATTCATTATGCACTCACTTTCTTTTATTGCTTGATCATTTATAAACTCGCTCTTTTATTCATAACCAATTCATTTCTTCTAGCTCCAATTTGAGCTGTTAGCGAATATCCAAGAACAATAGATTTTTTATTTTTAGCAAGTGAAGTTATAGTTTCTTTTATTTCTTCAAGTAATGAATATCTATTATATTTTACAAATTTACAAATATTTATTCTACCTATTGCATCAACAACCATTAAGCCTTTCTGTCCAAGATAGTTTTCTAAATTTTTTGTTACGGATTCTAAGCTAAAGTACTTTTTGGCACTTTGACTATCTAAAGAAACTTTATTTTTATTCAATTCTTCATTAAATAATTCAAAGATTATTATTATTTTATTGTTTAAATCGTTTGAATAGCTATGTATTTTTAATTGTTCTTCGTGTGATAGTGCTATTTTGTTTTTTTTGTATTCATCTACTAAAAAAATGAACTTTTGAAAGCCATCTTTATAATTCAATTTATGGCTATTGCAATTATTTCTAACATATTCAACAAAAGAATTTATATCATTTTTCAAAGGGATTATATCTTCACCCATAAAAGCTAGTGTACTTGTATCAGCTAAATCAATACCAAGAATTTTTACAATTTTATCTATTGCTAGTTTCATAATATAACTCCTAAATTATTTCTATTTCCCATATCAAAAGCTTCATTTAAAAGTCTTGCATTTCTTTGCGATTTTGTTTCATAGGTATTTTGTTGTGATTGTTTTTGTTGATTGTTTTGTTTAACTTCAAATAAGCCTTTATAATTATTCATAATGCTGTTATCAACCATTTGTTGCTGAACATCTTTAGAATATTTAGTAAGTTTATTTATAGTTAGTGTTCTACCTTGCTTTGAATAGCTTTTACCTTTGTAATCACACCAAGAGTTAAAAGCTTCTATATTTAGATTTTCAGGTAATACTTCATCTTTTTGTTTATTTTTTATATTAATTGTTCTATTAATTGTTATATTATCTTTAGACTCTTGACTACAGTCAATACCCCCTTGACTACAGTCAATACCCCCTTGACTACAGTCAATACCCCCTTGACTAAAGTCAATAGTAATTATTCGACCATTATTTCGCTTTGTCTTTGAATTATCTATTGAAATATATCCTAGTTTTTCAAGTCCTGTAATTGCTTTAGAAACACCAGAATTAGAAATTCCAATAAGTTCACTAAAATGTCTATTATTTGCAAAACATCCTTTGTCAAGTGTTGATAATTGTTGTATTTCTGAAAGTATAAATTTTTGATTTGGGGATAAGTTTTTGTCCCTCATAGTTTCTACTGAAACAGTAATAAATTTTGTAGCCATAATTCCTCCATAGAATTTATGTTTTTATTCAATTAACACAAGAATTAACCTCCACAACTATGGAGGTAATTAAACTGGAGGTTAACTCAATAAAAGGTTTAAACACACTTATGGTAAACTACAAAGTTCACTTTTTAAGTGCAACGCTTACGATTATGAGTGCTGTGTCGTCAAACTAAACACTCATAATCTCATTAAAACTATCTTTATAAAGCAAGAAATAGCTTTAATGAAATTATTTACTTTCCAGATAAAAACTTTTGTATATCGTCATCATTCCAACCCAATCCTTTTTTTAACAATAAGCCTTGTTCATAGCTCAATTCGAGTTTTCTGTTTTTATATTTAGATACAGTTGATTGTGTGACACCGAGCACCGCTGATATTTCTTCTTGTGTTTTTTTCATTTTCATATTATGCCGAAATGGAATTTATACTTTGCTTAAATTAATTCCATTTTGGATTATTCTATTATGGAATATTCTGCTATAATATAGTTATGTGACAGAAAGGACTTAAAATGTCGATAGAAACTGCAAAAATAATAAACAATTTATTAGAAGTTCAGGAAAAAAAACAAAAAGATTTAATTAATTACTTAAATAAAGTCCAAAGCACTGTTGCTAAATGGCTTAGTGAAAATAAAGAAACAAATAGGGATATACCCTATGATTTACTAATAGAAATATCAACATATTTTAATGTATCAACTGATATTCTGTTGGGTAAAGAAAATAAGTTAGTAGATAATTTTCATATTCCACTCATTGGTAAAGCAAGTTGTGGAAAACCAAAAGATTATGAATTGAATGGATACGAAACTGTTCCAATTCCTAAGGAGATATATAAAGTGGGAATGTATGCAATAGAGGCTGAAGGGCAAAGTATGAGTCCTAAAATAAATGAAAACGATATTGTTTATTGTAATCCATCCCTTCATGTAGATTGTGGAAATATAGTACATTATAACTTAGATGGTGAAAGTGGTATAAAAAAATACAAGATAAATGAAGCTGGAACAATAATATCTTTAATTCCAATAAATAGTGAATATGAAATTATAGTTATACATTTTGATGAAAACAGAGATCTGAGAATGTCAAAAGTTGTAGGAAAAATAGATAAGGATTTTTAATGAGCAAAATAGTTAAATGTAAAAGTTGCAAAAAAGAAGTAGCTAAAGGAGCTAAGCTTTGCCCTCATTGCGGTCAAAAAAATCCTACTGTAAATATGGGTAAAACTTTCATAGGGTTTGTTGCAATAGTCGCTATTATTTCTTATTTTATGAGTGGAGATATACAAGATAAAACCATATATAAAGCTGATTATGGTGATAGATGGGCTTTTACTACTGATGAAGCTAAACTAGCTTGTTTTGTTGATGAAGTTGGAATATCACCAGTTATCATATTAGATGGCAAAAGATTTGGTTTGACTGGCTATGCAGATAATAAATATGGTCAAGGCGACTTAAATGCTATTAATAAATATTTGTTAAAAGATAAAAGCATTAGGTCTGGTGTTTACAAAGATTTAGGAATATTCACGAGAGAAGCAAAAGCACTTTGTGAAAACGATGACTAGTGTATTTATTTACACCAGTCTATCTTAGTGCCACCTTCATACCTTGCAGCATAACCAGCCTTTAAAAGCTCATCAGCAATAGATATATCATCTACATACACATCAGCAATTATTCTAAAATACTTACCTCTTTTTATATTTCTCAACTCTATATGATCTGCATTTCTCAAAAGTGATACAGTAAGCTGTTTAGCTTTTCTAGCTAATATTTTTTCATTTTCACACTTATATCGCATCTCAGGTGTATCAATTCCGTTTATCCTTACAGCCATTCTATATCCTATTAGTCTAGGATAGTCCTTTATATTTACCCTAAAACTATCACCATCATAAATACTTGTTATTTTCTTTACTGTTGCATTTTCAAACTTTATATCTTTGAGTATTTCAGCACTCAAACACAAATTTAAAAGTGATAAAAATAATATTGCATTAAACATAAAAATCCTTTTTTTGAGTATCTCATAATATCAATTTATTGATATTATGAGACTTAATTCCATAATGGAATTAAAATTAAGCTTAGTTTAATTCCATTATGGCATAATTCTATTACAAAAACAAAACGAGATAAGTTATCTCAAATTTTGAGTTTATTTTAAAACCCAATGTTTAAATCCACAAATAAAGATTTGTATAGTGATATATAAATGCCTTTAAGGAAAAGATGTGTTAAGTAGCATCTAGTGGTACGATTCGCCCTACGAGGTTGTAGAGTTGTTTTACTTATGAGGTTTGTGAAGATACCGAGAAAAGAAAATCTTTATGTCTAGGACATCAATGTCCCAGACATAAATAAATATTTATATGAGCTAACTGTTTCAAGTTTGTCATTTCTTCCTTATTCTAAAAATAACTAAAACTTAAAATATCGGTAATAAAAGGTTCACGCCAGATACCTGTAACACACCGAATAAAATTAATTGAAACAGTTAGTTCTTGTAAATATTTAAATATACAAAAAAGAAACAAAAAGGAAAATTATGAGTAAAAATGAAAATATTTATCCATCTTTTGAAAAGTGTGTAGCAGATGCAAAAAAAGCTTTTGAAAATATCGAGCGATCAAAATACGAAATGCAAAAAAAGAACAAACATAAAATAAGAAAAAGAATTGTGCCTATTGGCTTCTTAGATGGTATCAAATTTGTGGAGATAATACGATGATAAAAAGAAAAAACAATTAAATAAAGGGAAAATATGTATAACAAATTAATAACAATAGGAAATCTCACAAGAGATATAGAACTAAAATATCTACCAAGCGGTTCAGCAATAGCAAACGGAGCAATAGCAACTTCACACAAATATAAAAAGCAAAATGGTGAACAAGTAGATGAAGTTTGTTTTTTAGATTTTAGCGTGTTTGGTAAAGGTGGGGAGATACTTAACCAATATTGTAAAAAAGGTTCTAAGGTTATGCTAGAGGGTAGATTGCAGTTTCAACAATGGAAAGCACAAGATGGAACAAATAGAAGTAAACACATATTGAGCGTAACAGAGTTTAAATTTTTAGATAGTAAAGATCAAGCTACAGAACCACAAACAAACTATCAACCACAACAGCATCAACAACCAATGCAACAGCAACAGTATCAACAACAGCAACAAAATTATAATGCACCACAAGGGCAACAACAGTATCAACAACAACAACCACAGTATCAGCAACAAAATATGCCGATGCAAAATCCCCAGTGATATAGACAATGATGAAATACCATCTTGAGGAGATTAAATGAATAGCGAATTACTAATAGGACTCATAACAGGTATATATTTCATACTTTTTATAAGCTATGCAATATACAAAGAGAAACAAATACACAAAAATAAACCAAAATTTCACAAGGATATAAAATAATGGGAAATCTAAGAGATAACCACCCTGAACTATTTTATAAAATAAATAAAACTAAAAAAGAGAGAAATAATATGACAACAGAATATTTAGGAAACGAACAAACAAAATATGTATTTGATAGTGGTACAGAAGTAAAGCTCTTTGAAAATGAACTAAATGAACTTCTTACAACAAACGAAGAGTATTTACAATTACAATCTTCTTTAAAAAGTTATAAATATAATGCCTGTAGATTAGAAATAGAAGTTGAGGAAGAAAGAGAAATAAAAGGAGAACTAGAAGAGGAAATTGTTCAGTTAAGAGCAGAAATAACTGATTTAAGAGCAGAAATAACTGATTTAGAACAAAAAGATAATAAAGAAGTCTGTCATTGGACCGAAGAGGAAGATGGAGATAACGACTACGAAAGTGAGTGCGGTATGTATTTCTCTATAAATGCAGGTACACCTATAGACAACAATATGCACTTTTGTCCTAAGTGCGGAAATAAATTAACAGTAAAAGAGGAAAAATTAAAATGAATGAAGACTTTCACCAAAAAAGAATAGAGCTATTTTTAAAACAGGCTACAAAAGAAGAATGGGACAAGTATTATGAATAACCTACCAATAAAACAACAACTATTAGAAATAGCAAAACCCCTAGTAGTAAACCAAACAGTAGCAAAACTATTAAAACATAAAACTATGACACGAAGAGTTGTTAGTAATTATCTGATTTATAGCACTAAACATGACTGTATAGAATATCAAAACAAAAATGGTGCTGTTGATGTATCAACAACAAAAGAGTTTATAGATTATGTTTCTAAATACAAAGTCGGTGATATTATTTGGATAAGAGAACCAGCTAAAATAATACACTATAGTGCTGCTGGTAATTATGGTGGAGCCGAATTAGATGATTATGCAGATGTTCAATATCTCGGAGATGGAGAGATTTTTTATCACTGGGATGATTTTCCTGAAAATGCTAAATCTTGGTTATGGGATTGCAAAGGAATACCTAATGGTTGTTGCAAGTCACTTGCTAGATACTTTTATAAAATCACTTCTATAAAAGTTGAGGGATTACAAGATATTAGTGAGAAGGATATTGTCAAAGAGGGATTGAATGTTGATAAATATTATATGCATGATAATATTTTAGAAAAAGGTGACAGTCCATTTACTTGGTACAAGTATCTTTGGAACGCAACAGCTAAAAAGCGTTATAGATGGGAAGATAAACCTTTTGTATTTGTATATGAGTATGAACTGGTGGAATACAGATGCTAACCCTTAAAACAAACAGAAAAAAGATGTCTAGGAGAAAGAGATAGTGAAAATTAAGGGAGTTAAAAAAAGATGTTTAAAATTTTAGATGAAGCTTGTACACCTACAAGAGGTACTAAATATAGTGCTGCTGTAGATTTAAGAGCTAAAGAAGATATTACTATTGCAGCTGGTGAAACTGTACTTGTACCACTAGGTGTAAAAATTGATTTAGATGGTTTATGTGTTGAATTTAAAGATGAACAATTTAAAGAAAACTATTTAAAATCTCACTACTTACAACTTATGCTAAGAAGTGGATTAGGTAAAAAAGGTCTAATACTTCCAAATGGTGTAGGCGTAATTGATTTAGATTATAAAGATGAAATTATGATGATAGTACACAATCCAGTACAGCTACATAGATTTGTACAAAATTGTGAAAATAGAACAGTATTAGCATTTGATGATGATATTGATAGTGAAGATGAAAGAAGTGGTGGTTTTGGAAGTACTGATAAAAAAGATATTTATAAAAGTGTGAAAATGTTAAATGAATTAGGAGTTGCGGAAGATGATAATTGTAAATTATAGACCTAGATATTGATAAAAAAAATGAGATTTATACTATAAAAGTTAGAGAAATTTTTGAGAGAGGAGAAAATTATGAGTGCTTTCAAATTCAAAACAATAATACTAGATGATATAGAATACAAGTTAGTTCCAAAAGATATGAACTTCTATTTTACGATTGAAGAGTTATCAAAAAGAACAAAATTTGCAGTTGCTACGCTATATAAACTCAAAGCAAAATTAACAGAAGGACTTCACTATTCTAAGCCTAATGGTGGTAAAATATTATTTAGCGATAAGGCGGTGGATTTCTTAACACAAGGAAAACACAATGAAAATAAGCAAAGGGACTGTATTCAAGAGAAAAGACAGCCAGTTTCTTTATCTGAATTTTTCGATCAACGGTAAAAGGGTTGTTCAAAAAACAAATTATCTAGAGAAAGATTTAGATAAAGTTAAAAAAGAGGTGCTTCCTCTTGTTCGTGCGAAAATACTTAGCGGTGAGATCGTACTTACAAAGCAAGAAGTTAATAAAAATACATTTGACAATTATAGTCAAAAAACTCTAAATATAAAAGAAAGAGATGCAAAACCATCTTCATTGAAAAATTATACTGCAACATTGAATAAATGGGTAAGATTTTTTAAAGATAGAGATATAGCAGATATTAAAGCAAATGAGATACGAGATATACTTTTGTCACTAAATATTAAGACAAGTTCAGCAAAACAGTATTTAAGCGTTTTAAGAGGTGTTTTTGATGAAGCGATATTTTGCGAGGTTTTAGAAATAAATCCTTGTAACAAAGTAAAGCTACCAAAAGATAAAATAAAAGCAGATGTATTTCCATTTGATATAGATGAAGTTTCTACCATTTTAGATACTGCTGGTGGATGGTTTAAAAACTTTTTAGCAACTGGATTTTTTACAGGTGCAAGAACTGGTGAACTATTTGCTTTAAAATGGCAAAATATAGATTTTAAAAATAAAAAGATTTATATAGATTCGACACGAGGACAATATGAAGAGGGAACAACAAAAACTGGTAAAGCAAGATTTATACCATTATTTGATAATTTAGTTCCGTTTTTAATAGATCAACAAAGAGTAACTGGAATGAAAACTTATGTATTTTTAACAGATAAAGGGAAACAGCCACATTTACCAAATGTTCGTAAGTTTATGTGGATGCCACTTTTAAAACGATTGAAGATACCATATAGGACTTTATACCAAACAAGACACACATTCGCTACTACATTGCTAAACAGTAATAAATTTAGCATGAATGAGGTTGCAAGTATCTTAGGTCATGCAAATATACAAATGCTAATAAAGCATTATAACAAATTTTTAAAAGATGAAACGGACAAAATAGACACGTCACTTAATGTTTTTTGTAACAGTTTTTGTGACGACACCTCTAAAAGTGCCTAAACTACTATGTTTATCACATTCTTAGTTTAATGTCTATTAGTCCATTTAATACTAAATAAAGCCACTGCCTTATCGCAAAAGTAGTTTTTTTTAGTATTTTGTAACGGTTTTTGTAACGGTTTTTGTTACGGAATTATCTGTATATGCGGATAATCTCTACCACCACTAATATTATAAGAAAATCCAAACTCTAAATTAATATTTAACTTTCTTGATGCTCTCATAAATCCACGATAAATTTCAAACCACAATACCGATACATCAGGATTATTTATATCCCAAATATCTAGTTTAGTAACTGGAATTACATCTATTGCTAACCCTGATTGATGTGCTGATTTTTTAATAAGTCCATCTAATTCTGTTTTATTTTCTAAAAATAGTTTTTGTTGCTGTTGTGTTGTTCTAAGTCCATCTATCACACCAAAATCAACTTTTGTTTCTTCTAGTGCTAATAAGCATAGATCTTGTGTAATTTGTTCGACACCTTGTAACTTTTCTTTGCTTCTTTTTCCAAATGTAAATGACATAATTATCCTTTAAAATCATCGTGTGGTTTACTGAAATAATCAGCTCCAAATACTGCCCCTATAAATACGAAAAGCATAGGCGCTATGCTTATTAAGTTTTTTGCTTCTTTATCGCTATAATCCATAATAATTGCACTTATTAATATTATAAAAGCAAGTGCCATACTTACTATTTTAAAGATCAATCTCCATTTATTTTTTTGAGCTATATTCATCTATTTGCCAGTCATAAAAGTTAATAGCTTCTTTGTATATAGTGTTTAATTCTAAAAGAGATGGTGTGCAAGTTTTTTGGATCTCTTTTGAGCCTAATTCTATATAAGTACCAGCAAAATCAATTTTGTTAAAAGAATATTTATCTTCTTTGATATACTCTTTTTTTATAACTATTTGCTCTTTAGGCGTGCAACCGCTACAGATAAAAACGAGTGCTATTGATATCAACACTATTATTTTTGTCATATTTTATCTCCTTTTCTATAGTTGTTTTTTTCTCTTTGCTTACCTCTTTAAATACCTCTTTTTTAACAGTATCAGCGTGTATTTGTTCTATCACTATCTCGTTTTCTATTTGTGTTTGTATAACTGTTTTTTGGTTATCTATAGTAAATTTTTGAGAGTTTATAGTATCTTTCATACTTACGTATGTGTAATATCCATACGCTATTACTACAGCAATAAAAATATAAGGTAAATACTTAAGATTAAACATATCTATCCTTTCCCTATTTTTCTAATTTATTGAGTATCTTGTCTATACCATTTTCAAGTTTGTCAAACTTTTCATCAATATGTTTTTCCATCTGTTTAAACATCTCTTTTGATACAAATTCTGCTCTTACTTGTTCCATTGTTGGTGCAGTTCCAAGTTTAACTTTATGTTCTGCTAAAACCTCATTTGCAATATCTAGTTTTGTAAATATAGAGCCATGTGCAATATCATCTTCTTTTTTGTGTGATACATTTATATTTTGTAACTTTTCAATATCTTTACTATTTTGTTGTGTTTGTGATTTTGTAGTTACGAACATAGCCACATACCCTAAAAGTGCTATACCTAAACTTATCATCCAACTTTCCATATATATCTACCTCTCAAACTCTAAATTTATTTGCCAACCATTGGCACTAAAATTATGATCAACTGATTTAATCTGATACTCGCCATCATCTTCAAGTGTATCCTCAATGTTCAATATACCACCAGCAAAAATAATTTTACCAGCTGTACTTAAATTACCAGTTACTAGACCTTGTACAGCTCGTTCTAGTTTTGCTTGTGCTTTTAGTTTTGCTTCAGCTGCATTTTTGAAATTGCCTTTGTTTATTAAAACTGGTTCACCAACTCCAACTATGATTTCTTTAGTTATATTTTCTTTTGTATCGTGCCAAATTGATTTACAAGATTTGTATAGTGTTTTGTTTGAGTGTCTTATAGAGATACTAGCTACTTCATCAGCACTTAATGTATATGCTGGTAAATCTTCATTTTTCTTATTTTCTTTGATTTTGTGAGTAAATATTAATGTGCCATTTTTGATATTAAATATTGCATTATAATCAATAGCCAGTCTATTTAAAAAGTGTAAATCACTTTCACTACTTTGTGCTATTGATAAAATATTTACATCATCAAAATCACTTTTTAGCTTTAAAACATTTCTATTAGCTATTTGGCTACATATATCTTTTATAGATATTTTTTCATAAGTAATATCTCTTTTTTCTTTGAGTACATTACTAAAGTTTACACCAGTAGCACTTATGCTTAAAGTGTTGTTACTTTCTCTTGTAGTAGTTTGAACCACAAATAAACCACAATATGCTAAATCAGTACCATAACCTAGATATAGCTTTAATTCATCTTCATATTGAGGTCTAGCAAATTGTGCAGCAACTTTTATAGTTAATTCATCAGCTTGTTCATTTGCTTCATCTTTAAATGTGATTGATATTAATTCTTTTTGTAGTAAATCTGTTACATCTTTATCATTTGCTAGTAGTTTAAAGTTTGGAGTTTTCACCATAGGCTTTTTACTTCCTTGGTAGTTTCTTTTTTGATTTCAATTACTGGGATATTTACAATATCACCATCATCTAAAATAACTTTAGTAGCTAAATGTGGATTTGCTTCAAGCACCTTATCAAATATATCAAGTGTGCCATATTGTAAGTATGTTATTTGGTCTAATCTACCACCAGTCTGTGCATTAATTGTTTTCATAATTAAACCCATCACCTACAACACCAAGGCTTATTTTATATGTTTGTCTTAAAAATGAACCATCTTTTAAAAATGTATTTCTTTCATTTTCAAAATCCAAAATAATTACAGTTAAGCAAGTACCATTAGTAAAAGCCATAGTTGCCGGTAATTTTTCCCTAGCCATCAGTTCAAAGTCTTTTAACTGAGTTTGGCTTTTAGCTATAAGTGTGCCATCAATATTTATAGTTTCTTCATATTTACCTACACCTTGCCAACCATCAAAGTTACCTAGTCGCTTTTGTGCAGTAAATCCAAAGTTTACTTTTCTACTGAGTTTATTAAAATTTGTATCATTTATTTCAAAAAGATAATCACCTATTTGTGCTAACAAAATAAACCCCTATTTAATTTATAAGAGTTTATTAAAATAAGTAAAGATTTTAAAAGGGGACAAAAAATATATTTATTATAAATCATCACTTAACCCTCTATCAGCTCCACCATTAGCCATAGCATTTCTTATAGCAGTTTCTACTTCAACATTACTAGATGGATTTTGTACATTTACTTTTATATGTTGTGTAATATTTTGATTTTTTTGTGAAGCTGGACTACTTATATTTGGTGTGGCATAGTTCATTCTTGGCTGAGCTATTGAAACACTTTTACTAGCAGTTGCTTTTTTTGTATTTTCTTTTTGATCATCACCACCAAAACCAAAAAAACCAGCTATTGATGAACCAATATTTTTTAACTTACTTACAGATTTACCAAACCAATCAAACTTAGAACTTATCCAGTTAAAAAAGCTATCAGCTGCTAATGTAACACCACCCCATAAGTTTATAAAAAATTCACTTATTGGTTGCCAATTATCATAAATCAAATATGCAGCAGTTGCTATAGCAGTTACAGCCAAACCTATAGGGTTCATTAAAAACATTTTACCTACAAAACCAATAGTAGTACCAAGAAAACCAATACCACCACTTAGTACAGCAAATGCAGTAGTTAAAGCTGGTATAGCCATAGTTACAGCACCAACGGTAATAGCTACTGTACCAAGAACAGTAAGAAGTCCAGCAACACCAGCTAAGACTGTACCAATAGTACCAGCTAGTTTTTCATTATCTTTCATCCATACTTGAACTTTTAAAACTGTATCACCAATGACATTACCAACCATTAAAGCAGCTGGTGCGAATGTTTGACCAATTAATGATGATAAATTTCCCATCTTTTGACCAAGTACTTCAAACTCACGACCTTTATTCATCTTTTTAGCCATATCTTCAGTGAGTACTGTTCCTTGTTTTAAGCTATCACCTAAACTATACATACTATCAGTTAAAACATCTGTTTTATCATATAGTTGTGTTACTAAAGCTACAGCTTCTTCAGTTCCAAAAGCTTTTTTAAGCTCAGCAGCTTCAACTGCATCTATTGTTTCACCATACTTATCTTTGATTTGGCTAATAATTTCAGGCATTGAAAGTAGCTGATTATTACTATCCATAAAAGAAAGACCAAGTTTATCACTAGCACCAGTTGCACTACTTAAAAAAGCTCGGTATTTTGTAGCTGCTTCACTACCACTCATTGTTTTTTGCAGCATACCAAGTATTGAAAGCTGTTCATTAAATGGAACATTTGCAGTAGTAGCAGCTGCACCAAGATTTGATATTGCAGCACTCATATTAGCACCATCAGTTTTAAAAGCTTGAACAGCTGAAGATATACCAGCACTAAAATATTCACCAAACTTTACATCTTTTTCTTCAGCACTTAGTTTATTCCAACCACCAATAGTAGTAGCACCGAAATTTTCAAATTGTTGTCTATAGATACCAAAACCACTAGCAAATAATGAAGTCATTTCACCAGTAGAAGATTTTGTAGCTGCACCAGTCATAGCTGCTAACTTTGTAAATTGACCAACTGCTGTATCAGATAAGCTTGAAATACCACTTTTAATATCGTATGAAGCTTTTACAAATTCAGGTGCTGTTGTTCCAGCAAATTGATTAGAAAATTCCATACTAGCTTTAGTAATAGCTTTTATACCACTATCACTTATACCAAGTGAAGCTATCTCACCCTGTGCAGCTGCTAGATCCTGATAGCTTGTTAATGCTTTCCCAAGTGGAATTGCTAAAGAAGCTCCAAGACCAAGAGATACTGCACCAAGCTTTGTCATGCTCGCACCAAGTGCTTTTACTTTACCTTGAAATTTGTTTAGGTTTGTACTTGCTTTTGAAAAGACTGGTGATAACATATCTGTAGCACCAAGAACAACTCCAAGTTCTAATGTTTTTGCCAACTAAAATTCCTTTTTTGTTTTTACTATCTCATTTGAAATATTTATAAACTCCATAAAATCATTTATATACATATCGAGCATATCGCTATAGCCAAAATGCAAGGTAGAGCCTATGAGAGCCATACCTTGAATAGTGTCGCTATAGCTTATTATAAAAAAGTTTGTAAACCTTTTTGTAACAATCCATAATCTTTCAAAGAGAGATCATCTAATTCATCTGAAGTCAAACCTGTAAGGTTTCCTAGTAGCTTGATCTCTTTTTCTACTTCATCAGTAATATCAGAAACAATTCTCATATCTCTCACCTTTGGTTCTCTCATCTCGATCTCTACATTTGTGCTAAGTATAATTTTTTCCATAATATCCCCTTTTACGCTATGTGACTTCTAAGGTCAGCCAATAAATCAACACCATCAACAATAGCTATCATATTGTTAGTATCAAATAAGCAGCCTTGCTTACCATCAATTTCCATAGCATATAGATTAGGTTTCATAGATACTTTTCGCTCTACAGCTTTATTAGCTTCTAAATCACCATCATCAATATCTATACTACCTTGAAGAGTTGCAAGTACTGATGTTCTTTTTCCATCTTGAAAAAATGAACCTTTTACTGTAATGTTTACACCTAAATTAGTTGCAACACCAGCAGCCATAGCAGCAAATACAATAGGACTATATTCGCTTAGTATAAACTCAGCTGATAACTCTTTAAAAATACCAGTATCAATACTTCTTTCAAAGCCCCCAGCTGTTTGTGTTTCTCTTATTTGTTCAATCTTAGGTAAAGTAACTTTTTTACTTGTACCTAAGTGACCAATACCATCTACAAAGATGTTAATATCCGTAAGTGTTTGTGGTAAACTCATTTTTAACTCCTTAACCGTTAATGTAATTTATAAGTGTATCGCCCCAGCTATCTGAGTACACAAGTTCAATATTCAATTCTCTAATACTTGGCATATCTTGTACCAAAATTGTTAGATAAAACTTACCAGCTGTTACAGTTGCAGCAGTATTTTTTTCTGTATCAAAATACACATCAAAACCTATTACTACATTGTTACCTTTAAGTTCATTCATAAACTCAACTACTGATTTTTTAACCCAAATTAGCTGATCAGCTTCTCTATCTCTAGCCCATTTACTAGCTTCTAAAATAGCTGCTAAAAGTCGGTGGAATGTTCTAACTCTATCTAGTGATTGCCAAATAGGGTCAATATCAGTAGTTTCAAAACCGTATGTTCTCCAACCTACATCTTTTAAAATCATAGATACAGAACTTTGTCTTAATCTTCTAGCTTCACAATCAGAACCATCAAGATACTCAATAACTCTTTCAGTACCAGCTACACCTTTTGCTACTCTATTTGAGTGATTTTTAGCCCAACCAAATGCAGTATTACCATCGTGATAAGCTATAAGTCCAGCCATAAGTGAACTAAACGGTATCAATTTACCATCAGCGTTATATCTACCAGTACCAACCAATAAATACTTACTACCAAAGTTACTTACAAAGTTAGATACACCAGCTTCATCTTCACTAAAATCATCTGTAATACCAGTACACCACATAGCTGAAGCGATACTATCCATCTTTGCAGCTACTTCTACATCAGCTGAATATTCAGGTGCTATAATCAAACCATTTTTTAAATCAATACCAGTTACTGGGTCTGATTGTTTTAATTTATCAAGTCCATCTAGTACATTTGTTTTATTTACAGCTTCATCTACATCTAGTGGTGCAACAAACACTACTAAAGGACAGTTTACACCTTGAAGAGATATACCAGTAAGTGCTACTTCTAAAGTACCATCTACTATAGTGTTATCTTCAACATAAGTTAAACCCTCATCTGCATTATTGAACTTCATAAGCCCCATATTACCAGCACCAGCAGTACAAACTATACCAATAGGTGTAGAACTGCTTATTGTAATTGGTCTTGCTGCTTGAACACCAAAACTACCATTTATACCAAAGTTTAAATTCATCTTTAACTCCTAATTTTAAGATAAAATTTGATTTCTCAAATTTGTTTTTTTGATGTTTATATCATCAACCTTAGCCTGTGCAAAATCTTTTATTTCTTGGCTAGAACTTGTATCCAATAATTCAGATAAAGGTCTTATTAGCTCTTTTTCTAAATCTTCTATTTGCTTTAATATATCTTCGTTGTATAATACTTTCTCCTTTTGTGATTTTAGTGTTTCAGATACAGTAATAACCTCACTTTCAACTTTGCTTTTATCATCAAGATAAATAAAGTCTTTTCCATTCACTACTATTTGTTTACCAGTTGTTTCACTGATACATTGCTTTAAGCTAACTGTTTGTTGTTCCATAATTCATACTCCTTTTTTATATAGAATTTAAGATTTGCACTATCACAAGTGTTTATATGTCCAGTCCAAGAACCTAAAAACTTTGCTAGTTGTTCTTCATTATTTTGTTTCTTATACTTTTTTATTTTTCTTTTAGCACGAACTACACTATCTTTTCTTATCAATTTATATTTTTCTCTTATTCTATATCCCAAGAAGTTCAAACTCTTACTTTCAACACTATTAATAAACCATTTACTAAACTTTAGTTTCATAAACATTGAAATAAATCTTTGAAGTACTCTTTGAATATAGATAAGCTTTGATTTATCATTTAAAAGAATAACTGTATCATCCATATATCTAAAGTAGTATTTTATTTTTAGTTTTGTTTTGATAAATCTATCAAAAATATGCCCGTAAATATTTGCAAAAAGTTGAGATAATAAATTACCAATATGAATACCAACATCATTGATAAAAAGCTTCAATAACTTTAAAACTTTTAAATCTTTGATTTTGTTTGATATTTCCTTTAAAAGAAAAATTCCAAAGATACTATTAAAGTATTTTGAAAAGTCCATTTTTAGATAAAAAACTTCACCTATTTTTGCTAATTTTCTTATTGTTCCTTGAACTTCTTTCACACCTTTGTGAGTGCCTTTATTTTTTCTACAAGCATAAGAACATGGATAAAAAGTTTTTTCAAAAATAGGACTGATTACATTATGAATTGCGTGTTGTACAACTCTATCTTTAAAAGGTAGTGCATGGATTAATCTTTCTTTTGGTTCATATACTTTAAATTGATAATATTCGCCTACAACATAACTTTCATTTTTCAGTTCTTCTTGAATTAAAAAAAGGTTATGTTCTAAGTTCTCTTTAAAAAATAAATGACTTGAACCATATCTATTTCCACCAGCTACAGCTTTGTTATAAGCTGCTCTGATATTATCTATATCAATAATTTGTTCAAATAAATTTTTATATTTTTTACCCATTAATTATTTTCCTTAATTGTGCTGTCTTATAGTTTCTATATTTCAATACTCCTATTTTTACAGACCTCGTAATGTGTTTACTTTCGTAGGACAAAAAGCTGACCATTGTTTTTAAAGGTCGCACCATTAAAGCCTTAACTTGTAATGAGTGCAAAAGATGTAAATGCTCACAGACAGCAACGAACCCATTATTCCAATTCGTATTCCAAACGTAATTTTTCAAATTGAGGTTGCGAGAACCGGCAACGTTCGTGGTGCTGTTATCTTTTTGCCCTATAGTTTTCATTTTTTAATCCAACTATTTAAAATACTTCCAACTTCAGCAAGTTTTATTTCACACACTTGTTGCTGCTTTTTTGAAAGTAATTTTCTTTTATCATTTGCTAAAAATCTTAAATAAAATCTGATTGAAGCCAAATTCCCATCAGCTTCATAAAGTCTTGATTTTTGATTTGATTTTATAGCTTTGTAGAATATATCTACTTGCTGAAAAATCAAGTCTATAAACTTTTGTTTTACATAGCCATGTTTTCTATCTATATTTTGCACAACTGGATAAACATAGTTTACAAACTCTTCATATTTTTCAATTATTAGTAGGTTATTCATCGTTCGTTTTCACTCACTTATCAAGGTTCACGTGGTCACAGACAGCAACGAACCCACTATGCCAATGCGGATACCAAACGTAATGATTCAAATTGAGGTGGCGAGAACCGGCAACGAGCGTGGTGCTGGTTGATAATTCATAACCTCCTAATCTTGTAGCTACCGGTGAGTTTGAAGTAGCATATATTTGACCTCTACCATCAGTTAAACCACTTCTATGTGCAAAATTTGTTGAACCATATCCATTGAGGATTTGACCACCCCAATAGTATTGAACACCAACAGCCATTTCAACACCCCATTTACTTTCAAATTCAGGATAATGTTGAATGACACCAGTTCCAGTTGCATATCCAAGTTCTTGAAGTGATTTTTCCTCAACAACACCATAAGAAGAATTAGAAAACTCATCATAAGAAATCATTCTCATACCAACTTCACTTACTATTTCATTTGCTTCATACCAAGTAAGTGAACCATAGTTTATAGTTCCATTTCCACCTTTTGAAAGTGGTACTTTTGGAAACTTTCTTCCATAACTTTCATCGCCACCAGCAAGTTTAGCTGGGGTAACTCCATCAATAGCAAAACAAGATGAATAACCTCTAATTGCATAATCTTCATCAGCTGGATAAATATCTCTCCAAAAAAGATTATTTACTAAAACTTTACCCTCTGGTCTTTTGTTTGCTGGTTTCCAAGTTAAATCCCACATTGAATAGGCTTTAATACCTCTGTTAGCTACCATGTCAGCTTCAGTTTTTAAAGCATTTGTTGGTAAAACTTCACTTTCACCAGTTAAGCCATAATGAAAACCACCGATAAGCTTATCTATTGCTATTGAATTATCTAAGCTAATATAAAAAACACCGGAAGAAGTTACATATACATAATAATCCTTTCCTTGAATTTTTGTTCCTATATCTAAATCTAAATTTAAATCAAGTGAATAATCAGATACAGTTGAAACTAAGTTATTATTAACAACTACAGCAAATCCAGCTGGAATTATTATTGATGTTGGTGATGTTTTTGCAAATAAAGGTTTATATTTTGATGGTTTTAAAAATGTATCACTACTTTTTGCTGCTTTTAATGCTTCTTCCATTTGTAATTTATTAACAGCTTCATTATCATTTTCAGCAGCTGCTACCTTGAATTTTTCATCATTATTTCCATTCTTTAAAGCCATATTGTTTTTCAGCCAAATAGTTCTATTAGCTAAATGCTTATGTGGTAAGTTATCTACCCCATCTGCTCCACCTTGTACCGGGTCTGTAGTTTCAAGCTGATAAACTCCGGTATCCCATTGTTCAGCTTCATTAATATTAGCCATTACTTTCCTTTATTTTAATGTGTATAAGAACTATTATAAAAAATAGCTCCATCTCTTTGTTTTGTTTCACTTACAAACCCATTAAGTACACACCTAACTGGTGCATATTTCTTTATAAGTACTTTTGCTTTTTCTGCTTGATTTTGAGTAATAGGAACTTTTATTATTACACCATACTCTGCCCAATGTTTTAAATTAAAATCATATATTGCAGATCCATCATTATGTTTCACATCACTGTTATATGAATATTCACCATTTCTCTTGATGTTGTATTTATAATTGTTTCTGTCTCTGTATTCAACTATAATCGCTTCGTAATTTTCTTTACTTAATCCAACTGCTTTTAAAACTTCTAAAATAGCCCATCTAGTGCCTTTATGTTGATGTAGTTTTAAGCTTTGTTTTATCAAAGCTCTTTTATCTACTTCCCTAAGACTTTCATCCCAAAAATCAACCTTAAAAGCATAAGCCAAATATGGTAGATATTTTGCTTCACAAGTTTCAGGATTAGCCAAATCTTTAAAAGCTTTTACCTCACTACTTAAAGCACCAACAACTTCACCGGCTACTACATCAGAACTATGTAGCTCATAAGACTCAAATGATGGTATAAGTGATTGTGTTTCCACCATTTACCCCTATTTCATTATCAGCTACTTCTACATTAGCAGCTGGTGAAGTTATTACGACTTCTTTGACACCATCAACTTTTAAAAAGTCATTGATTTCACTTAGTGTTATATCTGTACCAATCTTTTTTAGTGCAGCTATTCCGTCAGTTAAACTTTTCATAGCATTACTATAAACAGTTGCAGTTTCTTGGTTTGGTAATATCTTCAGCTGAGCAACTAC